GAAAACACCGGCCACCGCCGCGCGACCATTCCCGCCGCCGGCCTGGTCGTCACCATCGGCGTCGATTGCAACGGCGATTGGCTGAACTGGCAGGCGGTCGCCTGGACGCGCGACCATCGCCGCTTCGTCGTCGATTACGGGCGCATCGACGGCGCGATCGCCGACGCCAAAGCCTGGGCGGCGCTCGACGCGCTGGTCGTCTCGAAATGGCGGCACGCCTCCGGCGCGGAGGTTGGCTGCGACCTGATGGCGATCGACGGCAACGCCTGGACCGAGGACGTGTGGAACTGGGCCCGCCGCTGGCCGACCTCGAAAGTCATCATGGTGCGCGGCCTTGACGGCGACGACAAGCCGCTGATCGCCAAGGTCAAGCGCGAGCGCTCGCGCCGCACCGGCAAGGTGCTGAAATACCAGAGCCGCTTCTACAATTTCGCCACCTCGATCCTGAAATGGTCGCTCTACCGCTCGCTGCTCAAGGCCGATCCGCTGATGGCCGGCTACGTCGGCTTCCCCAAGGGCCTCGCCGACGACTACTTCAAGGAGCTGACCAGCGAGCGGCGCATCGAGATCCGCGCCCGCGACGGCTCGACCCGCTTCGGCTGGGATCTGCCCGAGGGCCTGCGCAACGAGGCGCTCGACACCATGATGCAGGCCGAGGCGGCGGCGATCAAGTTCGGCGTCCGCGACCTGCCGCCGGCGATCTGGGACCGCCTCGAAGCCGAACGCGCCCGCCCGATCGAAGGCGCGCAGCTCGACTTCGAAGACGCCGCCGCCGCGCTGAGCCTCGCCCAGCCGCCCGCGCCGCCCGCGGCGCCGGCGAAGCCGAAGCGTCGCCTGTCCGACATCGGAGGTTCGCCGTGATCGACAATGCGTTGGCGCAGACCTGGCTGAGCGAAGCCGAAGCGGCGCGCAACGCGCTGCTGACCGGGCAAAACCCGGTGCGGCTGCGCCACGGCGTCAAGGATATGACCTTCAACGCCGCGAGCCTGCCGGCGCTGGTGCAATACATCAACGAACTGCGCGCCCAGCTCGGCCAGCCGCCGCTCGTCATGGGCTATCGCCGCGCCCGGCGGATGACGGTCCCCTGATGGCCGGCGCAGTCCGCCTGCTCGGGCCCGACGGCGCGCCGCTCGAGCGCCCGGCCACGCTCGGCCAGCGCATGGGCGAGATCACCGGCTTCGATCATCGCGGCCCGCTGCGCGATGCGCCCTACGACGGCGCCTCGCGCACCGACCCGGACCTCGCGGCGTTCGAACCGTTCAATTATTCCCCCCAGTCGGCCCTCACGCTGTCGCACGACACGTTGGTGGCGCGGCTGCACGACATGGCGCGCAACGACGGCTGGGCTTCCGTCGCGGTCGGCCGCCAGGTCGACTCGATTGTCGGCGCCGGCTGGACCCTGCGCTCCCGCCCGCATCACGAGCAGCTCGGCATTTCGCTCAAGGACTCGATCGACCTCGCCCGCCAGATCGAGGACGCCTGGCGCGAATACGCGGCCAACCCGCTGTGGTGCGACGCCGGCCAGACGATGAATTTCTCGGCGCAGCTCGCGCTCGGCATGCGCCATCGCGTGCTCGATGGCGAGGCGCTCGCCGCTTCGCTGTGGCTCGATCGCGGCGAGCCCTACCGCACCTGCTCGCAGGTCATCCATCCCGACCGGCTGTCGAACCCGATGGCGATGCCGGACATGTGGCTCAGCCCCCACGCCGAGCGCCGCCAGGGCGTCGAGTTCGACAGCCGCACCGGCGCGCCGCAGTCCTACTACATCCGCAAGGCCCATCCCGGCGACGTCGCGCTGGTCAACCCCGAGTGGTGGCGCTGGGAGAAGGTGTCGCGCCGCCTGCCCAATGGCCGCTGGCAGATCGTCCACGCCTTCGAGAAGAACGCCGCCGGCGCGATGCGCGGCGAGCCGCCGCTGGCGCCGATCATCCACAAGCTGCACCTGATCACCAAATACGACCTGGCGGAGATCCAGGCGGCGGTGATCAACGCGGTGTTCGCCGCGCTGGTGTCGAGCCCCAACGATCCCGAGCAGGTCGCCGAGGCGCTCTCCGGCGGCGAGGGCCTCTCCAAGCTGCAGGACGAGCGCATCGGCTTCTACCGCGACCGGCCGCTCAAGGTCGGCGGCGCCCAGGTCAACTTCCTCTACCCCACCGACAAGGTCGACCTCACCCGGCCGAACCACCCCAACGCCGGCCATGAGCCCTTCGTCCGCCAGGCGCTCGGCTACGTCGCCGCCTCGGCGGGCCTGATGTACGAGCAGCTCACCGGCGACCTCAGCCGGGTCAATTATTCCTCGTTCCGCGGCGGCCTGATCGAGGTCTACAAGGGCTTCACCGCCCGCCAGGCCAATTACGCCGCCCAGTTCGCCGAGCCCTTGTTCGAGAACTGGCTCGAGGAAGCGATCGAGATCGGCAAGGTCAAGCTCGGCAAGGGCTGGCCGGACTTCCGCGACGCCCGTCATGCCTACGCCGCCGCGCGCTGGATCGGCCCCGCCAAGGGCTGGATCGATCCGCTGAAAGAGGCCGAAGCCGCCGGCGTGCGCATCGGCTACGGCCTGTCGACCTTCGAGAAGGAATGCGCCGAACAGGGCGAGTGGTATCTCGACGTGTTCCGCCAGCGCGCCCGCGAACGCGCCGAAATGGAAGAGCTAGGCCTCGATCCCGACATGCTGATGCGGCCGAAGCCGCCGGCGGGCCAGCAGGTCGGCCCCGACCGTCCGCCGCCCGCGCCGCCCGAGAACAAGGGCGAAGAGGCGGACGCCGCGGCCGAGGACGCCGACGAAAGCAAGGACGACAAATGAGCGCTCCGCTCGCCCGCATCGAGGCGCGGCTGTTCAACACGCCGCTGCTCGTGCTGCCGGACACGGCGATGACGATCGCGTCCAACCTCGCCGGCCGTTTTGGCGTCGCGCCGATGCAGCCGCCGGCCGTCAAGGCGATGGACGACGACGACGAAATGTCTCTGCCAGCGCCGCCGCCGCTCCGCACCGCCGCCGACGGCGTGGCGACCATTCGCATCCATGGCGAGCTGGTCAACCGCGGCTCGAATCTCGACGCGGCCTCCGGCCTGACCTCCTATGACGCGCTCGGCGCGGCGCTGCGCGACGTCGCCGCCGACCCCGCGGCCACCGCCGTGCTGCTCGACGTCGATTCGCCCGGCGGCGAGGCGGCCGGCGCGATGGAGACGGCGAGCGCGGTGCGGGCCCTCGACAAGCTCAAGCCGGTGACCGCGTTCGTCAACGGCGCCGCGGCGTCCGCCGCCTACGCCATCGCCGCCGGCGCCCGCGAAATCGTCGTCGCGCCCTCGGCGACGCTCGGCTCGATCGGCGTGGTGTCGCTGCACGTCGACCGCTCGGCGGCCTACGCCGAAGCCGGCCTCAAGCCGACGCTGATTCACGCCGGCGCCTACAAGGTCGACGGCAATCCGATGCAGCCGCTGGCGGCGGGGCCGAAGTTGCGCCTCCAGGCGCTGGTCGACGATGTCTACGGCCTTTTCGTCGCCAGCGTCGGCAAGCATCGCCCCGCCCTCGGCGAAGCCGGCGCCCGCGCCACCGAAGCCGGCCTCTACATCGGCCAGAAGGCGGTCGACGCCGGCCTCGCCGACCGCGTCGGCGATCTCGCGGAGACGCTGGCGCGGCTGCGCGCCGCGCCTTCCCCCTCCCGTTTCAACGCGACCGCGCCGCGGTCGATCTTCACCGGAGTGTCAGAGATGAGCGATCATAATGACGCCGCCGCGGGCGTGCAGCTCGAGACGGAAACCAACAAGGCCTACGAGAGCGGCAAGGCTGCGGGCTTCGCCGCCGGCAAGACCGCGGGTCTCGCCGAGGGCGCGGCGAGCGCCAAGGCGCGCATCAAGGGCATTCTCGCCCACGACGCCGCCAAGGATCGGCGCGCCTTCGCCGACAAGCTCGCCTTCGACACCGATCTTTCGCTCGAACAGGCCGCCGACCTGCTCGCCGCGTCGCCGGTCGAGCCCAAAGTCGGCCGCCTCGCCGCCGAGATGGCGGGCGTGCGCCAGCCCGATCTCGGCGCTGGCGTCGGCGCCGATCCGGCGCTCGCCGCGACGTCCGACTACGACAAGGGCGCCGCCGAAGCCAAGAAGCTGCTCGGCCTGCGCTGACAAGGCCTCGCCGGCGCCGCGCCCGCGAGCATTCCGCCTCAATCCAGGGGACATTGCCATGACCTTCTATCCGATGTTCGACCCGTCGAACCTGCGCGCCGGCGACGCCGACCTGATCGCGCGCGAAATCACCGTCGCCATGGGCGGCTCCGCGCCTTATCCGCGCGGGACGCTGCTCGGCCGCGCCGGCGACGGCTCGGTTTCCGCCGCCGTCAAGACCGGCGGCAACACCGCCAGCAGCGGCGCTCTCACGCTCGACCCGACGACGCCGCGCCTCGCCAATGCGATTCCCGGCATCTATACGGTTCGCTGCATCGCCGCCGCGACCGACGCCGGAACCTTCCGCGTCACCGACCCGGATGGGCGCGTGCTCGGCGACGTCGTTTCGGCGCTGACCGCCGTGACCTTCGCCGATCAGATCAAGTTCACCGTCGCC